GCCCGCGCCGCCCTGGCCCAGCCCGAGCCGCAGGGGCCGACGGATGAGGAGCTGGACGAGTTCGCTATCTACTGGTGGGGGTCTGAAATCGACGAGCGTTCAGTCTCCGATGTGATCGAATGCGGAAGCATGGCCGCCTACGCCCGCGCCGCCTTAACCCGCTGGGGCCGCCCCGCCATCGAGCCGGTGCCATGAAGCCGCTCCAGCTGTATCGCGTGGCATTTAGCCATGCCGCGCCGCTCCACCTGATGGCCCGCAATCCTGCTCACGCCATTAGCACGGCTAAGGAGTTGTGCCCCAATGCACTGTTTCTTAGTTGTTGCCTGGTTCCCGAGTGGGATGACCGCGAGGGCGATCCTGTACTACACTGCACCCGTTCTGAACCATGAACATGCACATTCTTTCTGAGCACCAGTTCCAGCTGATTACGCAAGCTCTTGACGAGGCTCGTGTTGCGCTTACTCAGTGCCAGCACGTCGAGCTGGATCTGACCAAGCCGAAGCAGACCGTCCCGCTGCCTGCCGGTGAGAAAATCACCCGCAAGGCCCAGTCTCAAAGCAAGACCCGTAAGTCCAGCCGTGGGAGGCGGGGAGTGTCGTCGCTGACTGAGGGCAAGGTGCTGGAGATCAAGCGACAGCTGGCGACTGGCGGTAAGTCGATGGCCAAGATTGCGACGGAGTTTGGCGTGCATACCACCACCATCAACAACATCAAGTTCGGCAAAACTTGGAAGAGTGTTGTGCTCCAGCAGACCTCTGAGCAGATGGTCTGAGCGTGACGATTCTCCCTGACGTGGAGATCTTGACCCTGGTTCGCCGGGGTCTTGTAACTCCTTTTGATCAAGCGCTGGTGAATCCAGCGAGTCTCGATGTGAGACTTGGTGAGAATTTGCTGGTGGAGATTCCGACCAGTTACAGCATGGTGCCGTACTCGATTGCGGACTGCAGCAAGGACAAGCCGTACATGCTCCAGCCGCATGAGTTTGTGCTGGTCGAGACGCTGGAGGAGTTTTGTCTGCCTGACTGTATTGCTGGGCAGCTGGCGCTTAAGTCGAGTCGTGCCAGGGAGGGGATCGAGCATTTGCTGGCGGGGTATATCGATCCCGGTTACAAGGGGCGACTGACCTTGGAGCTGCAAAATGCACGAGCGATGCACCCGGTTCCGCTTTGGCCTGGAATGCGGATAGCCCAGCTGGTGTTTCACACACTGTCGATGTTGCCGATTAAGGACTACTCGGTGACGGGGCGGTATTACGGCGACACAACTGTGCAGGGATCGAAGGGATGAGTGATTCCGTAAATCATCCAATTCATTACAACAGTGGTCAAGTTGAGGTCATTGATGTAATTGAGGATTGGGTGAAGTCGGCTCCAGATGCTGTGGTTGGGGGACTGCAGTGGCAGGTCATTAAGTACGTCAGCAGGGCGTGGCTTAAGAAGGATCCGCTGGAGGATTTCATGAAGGCTCGCTGGTATTTGAACCGGCTGATTAACAAACTTGCTTGTGCTCCTTACAAAGACTGATGACTGTTTCTTTTGTGCATTGCACGCCTGATGCGGAGCGGCTGATTGTTCGTATGGCCAGGGTGTCTAATCCTGAAAATGCGGATAACGACAAGACCGCTCCAAAGCTGTTGCGGTATCTGATTAAGCACCAGCACTGGAGCCCGTTTGAGATGGCTTCGATGTGCGTACAGATTGATACTGAGCGCGATATTGCTGCCCAGATCTTGCGGCACAGATCGTTTTCGTTCCAGGAGTTTTCGACTCGTTACGCGCAGACTTCACCGGCAGAGATTCCGCACCAGCGACTGCAAGATGTCACGAATCGGCAGAATAGTGTTGATGGTGTAGATCCTCTGCGCCAGCAGCAGTGGGCGGAGACAATCGGGGAAGTGTTGTCTGACAGTTATCGGGTGTACCAGATGCTGTTGGATGCGGGTATGGCTAAGGAGACGGCACGTAGAGTTCTGCCGCTGTGTACGCCGACCACGATGTACATGCACGGTACTTTGCGTAGCTGGATCCACTACATCCAACTGCGGAGTGCGAACGGGACGCAGCTAGAGCACCAGTGGATTGCCCTGGAGTGTCAGCGGATTTTTGCGCGGCAATTCCCTGTTATTGCGGAGGCTGTGTTTGATGCAGTGTCCTGAGTGCGGATCGTCAAGGCTTGGTGTATACCGCACCTGTCATGACACGACGGAATCGGTATTGCGCCAGCGCAAGTGTGCTGTTTGCGAGCACAAATTCTTCACAGTAGAAGTGGAATTGCCTGACGGAGCGGCAAAGCACGCTCGGGACAAACAAGAAAAAATGCAACGGTTACCTGGATTTCTACGCGTTCGTTTTTCCTGATGGGGGCATCTAAGAACAGCAGACTATGCGCTACCTGCAGCAAGCCCATAACGGGCGCTCTTTATTGCTTCAAGTGTTATCGCTCCAGTGAGGCTGGTAGGGCGGAACTACGGTTGGAGGCCATGCTCAACAGTTACAAGCGATGTGAGGATGGTGGGTTGTGCCGGCAGTGTGTGCATTGGTATCACCGTTGCACGCTGGGGATTCCTGAGGCTGGCACGGTGATGGCGGAGTTGTGCTCGGCACGGGAGGTTGACAGTGTGCTAGAGTGACACAGTACACGCCTGACCAGGCATGGAAATTCTCTTTGGCATTGAGCACCTTCCGACTTTGGAGGGTGCGACTACTGTTGCATTTGACGTTGAGACCACCGGGCTCCAGCCGACTTTTGGGGGGCTGCGGCTGCTCCAGTTGGCGACTTACGGGAAGACGCCGGTGGTCATTGACTGTTTTCAGCTGGACGACAACGACTGGATTGCCCTGGAGGAGTTCTTCAGTGTTGAGCGCCGGTGGATCGCGCACAACGCTGTTTTTGATCTCGGGTGGCTCCAGGAGTATGAGATTTATCCAGCGGGCACGGTTCTTTGCACCATGTTGGCTAGCCGGGTGCTGACTAACGGGATGCCCAACCTCAAGCATGGTCTGCAGCATGTGGTGCGGCGGTATCTGAAGCTGGATATCTCGAAGGAGCAGCAGCGCAGCGACTGGTCGGGGGATCTGACTAGGGATCAGATGGAGTATGCCGCCAATGACGTGGTGGTTCTCACCGCACTGGAGCGGGAGATTGCTGAGCGGATGGCGATTGGTGGGCTATATCCCGCGTGGTATCTGGAATGCAGTGCGCTCCAGGCGATGGCGCAACTGTGGAGGACCGGGCTGCCGTTCAACAAAAAAGCGCTTGAGCAGCTGATCGAGGATCTGGACATCGAGCATAAGGAAGTGGGGGATAAGTTCATCGAGGATTTTGATGCCGCGTTGCCTAAGAACTTCAAACTGCACCGGGGGATTGACGGGCGACTGAAGTTCCAGACAAAGCCGGGGCCGAAGGGTAAAAAACCGGATCCTCAGGTGTTCAACCTCAACAGTCCGGCGCAGTTACTGGCCAAGTTTTCTGCTTTGCTGGGACAAGCTCCGGTAGATCCAAAGACGAATAAGCCGAGTGCCAGTCGTGCTGCGCTGCAGGAGTATGTGGGCGATCACAGGATTATTGCGGATTATCTGCGCTGGAAAAAAGTAGAGAAGCGGCGGCAGATGGCGGAGACGCTGTTAAAGAATGTGGCGAACGATGGGTATATTCGCGCCAGCTATTTGCAGATGGGGGCTGATACGGGGCGTATGTCGTGCATGTCGCCAAATCTCCAGCAGATTCCTAGGGATCAGCGGTTTAGGGCTTGTGTGCAGGCTCCAGCGGGATGGAAGTTTGTGGTGGCGGACTTCGCGCAGATGGAGCTGCGGCTGGCGGCGGCAGAAGCTCAAGATGAGCTTATGACTCGGGCGTTCCAGGAGGGGAAAGACTTGCATACGATTACAGCGATGCAGATTTATGGGGTTAGTGAGGATGAAGTTACAAAAGAACAGAGGCAAATTAGTAAATCAGCCAACTTCGGATTGTTGTATGGAAGTGGTGCAAAAGGGCTCAGGAATTATGCGGCAACAATGGGAATCCAGATGGATCTTGATGAGGCGGCGGAAGTCAGGCAGAAGTTCCATGCTGCATATAAAGGGATCAGCAAATGGCAGCGTACAAATGCTGCACTTGCTGATGCGCCTGCGAAGAATCCATCTGTCGCCATCCGTGTTTCGGGGCTCCGGCGGTTTCTTCCGGGAGAGAATAACAAGCTCACCACGCGCTGCAATACTCCCATCCAGGGA